GGGCGTTAGCCCACATCATTAGTCGTTCTCTGGTCGAGAACGCAGGCAACTAAATGCCTTGCTGTCATGTACCCCGAAAGGAGGCAATGACTCGTGTTCGACACGAAAGCATCGTTGTTACGGTTGCGCGCGATTGGTCTTACGACCAGTCAGTCACTCGCTATTGTCTCTGACGTCCAGAAATGGGCCAAGTGCAATGGTGAAGAATGGGCAGTCGATCGTGTTAAGTCCATTAAAAAGGACTTATTGCGAGCGTACGCTGGGTTGAGCCCGGTTAAGGACCATTCTTGGATCCGCTATCGCCGGTTCGGTCCGAAAGGATCGTTCTCTCCACTATTCAAGCTGAGTAGAAGTAACTTTCGAAAGGCCTGGAATGCGGTGATGGTGTACTCGGGAATCGTGTACAATCATCCGGTCATCCGGATCACGGCCCGTCAGTGGAGTAAGATGAGAGACGCTGTTAAGCGAAACCCAGTTAACACCGAGGCTATGATTGATGGCCTTAGGTGGGTTCACGAATCCCCGCTCTCCCTTCAGATAGATGTATCTGAAGAGACAGGACGGCCTGTACTTTGGTACAAACCTTCTCCTGCCAGGAGAGCGCCCGTTGGCTCTCGTACGACTGACGATACGTCAGGAGTTTTGAACTCCCTTGACTGCTTGTCACGTCGGGCGACATGGTCATCGAGGAATATGGACATTCTAATGGGCACCCTACAGGGTGTGGATCCCATTGAGCGCGATTCCATAGATGCAAATCTGGAAGATGAGCGCAAGAGTGGTTCACCCCCTCTGGAGGAAGATCTTAGGCCCTTGATGGGGACCATAGCTCTAATCCAGGAACCGGGGATGAAACTTCGGTTCGCGGCAAACCCGTATCGACTTTACCAGATGGCTTTACAACCACTTGGTGAGGCCCTGTACGGTGCTCTTAGACGTGTGCCGAACGATTATACGTTCGACCAGTATGCCGGCGTTGAAGCAATTCAAGGTTGGCTGCGTGACGGTTACCCATCAATCAGCATGGATTTATCCAATGCATCGGATAATATCCCTCTCAGGCTTCAACTTGAGATGCTGAACCGTTACGGTGTAAGCACACGGTGGCTCCAGTTTTACAGCGACTGTTGTCGCGGTGACTGGTATATCACCAAAGACACCAGCAAACCACCTGAGTTCATCCGGTGGAGTGTTGGTGCGCCA